TAGAGCAAGGGTTTGAGGACGGTAGCATACAACCTTCCATAGACGCTTTAAATGCCGTTCAACGGACTCCTATGAAGCTTAATAAAACTATAGTTGAGGCAGTGGAGTGGTGTTGGAGTACTGATAAGGTTTTATCTAAGTTTCCACTTAAAGCCTACATACCTATACCTGAAAGAATAAATGACTTTGACGATCTAACCCCTGAGCAAAAGAAAGCCATAAGGATCAAGAACAGAAACATTGTAATCAAGAACCGGCAGATTGACGGAGCTAGATCAGTCATGGTTCAAGACCTTAAGGTTGCTAATGAATTAATGGAATACGATCAATTCTACCTACCACATAACTTCTGTCACCGTGGTCGTATCTACCCTATTCCACATTTTTCACACCACCGTGACGAACACATTAAAGCTATGTTTGAGTTTGCCAATGAAAAGAAGGTCGATGAAAAGGCATTCTATTGGATTGCCATTCAAGTGGCCAACACCGGTGACTTTGATAAGGTATCTAAGAAACCTATGTTAGATCGGATCAAGTGGGTTAATGACAATGCTGAGATGATTATTAAAGTAGCTCAGGACTACAAGTCTACATTTGACTATTGGTCTAAAGCAGATAAACCCTTTTGTTTTCTAGCTGCATGTCAAGCCTACTTTAAGTACTTAGTCGAAGGTGTAGGATCCACAAGTGGACTACCAATATCTTTAGACGGTAGTAACTCAGGCATACAACATTACTCTGCAGCATCTTTGCAGGAACACGACGGAGCATTGGTTAACTTAGTACCTAACACTGAGCCACAGGACGTATACCAGTCGGTTGCTGATGTCGTTAACAAGATATTCCTAGAAGCAGCTAAAGATGAAGATATGGCTCGTGCATGGCTCGACTTTGGTGTTAACAGAAAGTTAGTTAAACGTAATGTTATGACCTTTGGTTACTCAAGTGAGGTCTATGGCTTTAAAGATCAAATCATTGAAGACACTATGAGACCCTTAGCTGACGATGTACTTGCAGGTAAATACGACCAACACCCTTTCGGTGATGATCAGGGATTTGCTGCAGCTAACTTTCTTGCTAAGGCAAACTGGAAGGCCGTCAACCAAGTGATTACTGGTGCCTCTGAAGGTATGAAGTTCTTTAAGACTTTAGCTAGACTATTGGCTCATGAGAATAAGCACATGAAGTGGACAACCCCTGTAGGTTTCCCGGTAGTACAAAGCTATACAAAGTTTACAACCAAGGAGATCAAGGTTTACCTATACGACAGAACCTTGTTTAAGAATGTCCGTAGTCAAATATCACTACGAGATAAACCATTGAGGACTGTCGATAAGGCTAAGTCAAGCTCGGCAGTAGCACCTAACGTGATTCACTCGATGGATGCAGCTCACTTGTTGTTAACTGTTTTAAATGGATTACAGAAGAACATTCAGAGTTATTTCCTGATCCATGACAGTTTTGCAACCACTGCTGCAGACACTCAAAAACTGTATAAAATCATCAGAAGTTCCTTCATTGAGATTTATGAAGACTTTTGTCTTTATCAGACGGTTTTAAACTACAACATAAAACAGTTTGAGGATGCCTCTAAGGTAGACCTCCCCTCAATTCCCAAGAAGGGCAAACTTGTTTTAGCTGACATAAAAGACAGTCGATATTGCTTCTGTTAAATCTCTGTGTCCACCCATTGAGAAACACTACCACCGAAAATTAAGAAAGGTTAACCAATGCACCCTCGAGAAAGAGTGCTTGGTCTCGCTTGTCTATGTCACGAAAGTGGACAAGAGATACCACAGTACATTTTGGATGAAGCTAAACAACTTGGAATAGATGTTTCTAAATACCAACAACAACAACCATCAACAAAGGAGACTTCAGATGGCAGACAAAAAACAAAACTTCGTAACACATAAGGGAACTGCTCAGTACCCATGGTTAAATAAAGCAGACACACAGTTCGATAGTGACGGTGTGTTTAAAACAAATCTATTAGTACCTCAAGACCAAGCTAAAAGTTTAGTAGATCAATTAACTCAAATAGCTAAGGATGAATTTGGTGCTAAGGCCAGTGGAGCTAGAATGCCGTTTAAGGTCGATGAAGAAACTGGAATGATGTCAATCATCAGTAAGTCTAAGTATCAACCTAAGTTCTTCGATAGTAAGGGTCAGGTAGTTACTAACCCTCCTCCTCTTTATGGTGGATCCATAATTAAGATAGGTGGTGTTATCAGTCCTTACACAGTGACCGGTAACAACGGCATTTCACTCAGACTGACTAAAGTTCAAATCATTGAACCGGTAAGTCAAGTTGGTGCAGGTATGGATGGCTTTGAGGCCGAGGAAGACGGCTTTGTTGCTGAAGAAGATCAAGACTTTGGATCAACTGATGAGGAGCCTGAGACTGGTGCCACTTCGTATAACTTCTAGAGGTGCTTTACTCCGAGGTTATAGATCAGGGTTAGAAGATAAGATATCTGAGCAGATAAAAGCTGCAAAGGTTAAACTGAGTTACGAAGAAGACAAGATCAAATACACCCACCCACCTCGAATAAGTACATACACTCCTGACTTCAAGCTGCCTAAGATTGGTGGCTTTTTTTATGTCGAAACTAAGGGTCGCTTTGTTACAGCCGATAGACAGAAACATCTATTGATTAAACAACAGCACCCTCAGTTAGACATCAGGTTTGTTTTTAGCAATGCAAACTCAAAGATCTACAAAGGCTCTAAGACTTCCTACTCAGATTTCTGCAGAGCCAATGGTTTTAAGTTTGCCAACAAGTCAATCCCTGAGGATTGGCTAAAGGAAGGAGAACCTTATGACTAATGAAAGACAAAGATGTAGCGAGTGTAATAATGCTTATGCTGACGTAAGTCAGTCAGGCAGGTATTACTGCTCGACGTGCTACTTAGAGACATTCAGTCCTAAACATAAGAAAGCTAAGGAAGACAAAAAAGTATCCAGTCAACCTATCTTAGGTCTCCATGGTGAGATTTTATGTTAGCTGTTAAATCTCAAGAACTCAGGAAGGAACCATGTCAAAACTGTGGTTCCTCCGATGCCTTAGGAGTATATGATGACGGTCACACCCACTGTTACTCCTGTAATAAAACCACACAACCCACACTCCAAAAGGTTGACCTTAAAACAATTCAACCAAAGAGTAATACCTTCAAAAAAGATCTACTCCCGGGAGAAGTTAAGAGCCTTAAACACAGAGGACTGACTGAAGAGACTTGCAGGAAGTTTGGATACCTGTGCAACAAGGATCTAGAGCTTGCAGTCTACCGGGATAAAGCCGGTAAGGCCGTAGCTCAAAAGGTTAGAGACAAGGCTAAGAATTTTAGCATCGTAGGTGATGCATCTAAGATGACGTTTTATGGTTCTCACTTATGGAACACTGGAAAGAAGTTAGTTATTGCTGAAGGCGAAATAGATGCAATGACTATCTCTCAAGTCCAAGGTCATAAGTGGGCAACTGTCAGTTTACCAACCGGTGCAGCTTCGGCAGCCTCAAGCATCAAGAAGAACTGGGATTACATACTCGGGTTTGACGAGATAATCCTAATGTTCGACATGGATGATGCAGGTCAAAAAGCAGTTCACATCGCAGCCGATCTGTTACCGGTTGGTAGAGTTAAGATTGCCCGGTTACCCCATAAGGATGCAAACGAATGCCTTCTTAAGGGTAAGGCCGATGAGATCATTACGGCTATCTTTCAGGCTCGTTCATTCAGGCCTGATGGTATCATAGGTTCTCATGACCTGAAGTCAGAGATGCTTAAAGAAGATGAGCAGTCTTTGGTTAACTACCCCTACCCTCGGCTTAACGACATAACTAAGGGTCTTAGGACTTCTGAGCTTGTTACGGTTTGTGCAGGTAGTGGTATCGGTAAGTCAACTTTAGTTCGTGAGATTGCCTATAGCCTTCACCAAAGTGGTGAGAAGATTGGCATGATTATGCTTGAGGAAAGCAACCGAAGAACCATGCTTGGTTTAGTCGGTATCCATATGTCCAAGAACATAACTGTCGATAGGTCACTTGCTAACCAAGATGAGGTTAACGATGCCTATGAATCTATGGTTAAGGATAAGGCCGAGGTGTTTCTATATGACCACTTTGGTTCCTCAGACGTTGAACTCATTTGTTCAAGGATCCAGTACATGGCTAAGGCTTTAGACATTAAATGGGTCATCCTCGATCATATCTCAATCATGATCTCAGGTATGGATAACGGTGATGAACGTAAGATGATTGACCGTGCCATGACTAAGCTCAGGACGTTAGTTCAGGAGTTAGACATAGGTCTTATACTTGTGTCTCATCTTAGACGACCTGAGGGTGACAAAGGCCATGAGGATG